AAGGCAGTAAGTTTTCTCAAATATACAATGAATAGTTGGTTAGCAACTAAAGTTGTATTCTTTAATGAACTGAGGGAATTGTATAATACTTATTCTATGAGCACACCTTGGGAAGAGTTCATTGGAGTATTGGCTCACGAACCAAGAATTGGACCTTCACATATGAATGTTCCAGGACCTGATGGTCAATTTGGTTTCGGTGGTAATTGCTTCCCAAAAGATACAAAAGCCTTTGTAGAGGAATCAAGGAATGATTCTCTATTGGCATTGCTAGAAAAAGCAATACAACTTAATGATACATATCGTGTTGACAAATAACCAAAGATGTGTTATAATATAGGAACTAAATAATGCAAAACTTAAAAGACAGAATACTATCAGCTTCGGAATTACACTTTCAAGCTCATATTGAAACACACAAAATTAATGTGGAGGTTCTATTGGAATCCCATGTTGGTGTAGCAGAACATCCAGATATCATGGAAACAATCGAAAAAGAATTGGCACTCATAGCAGAGTATGAAGACAAATTGGAAATGATTAATAAACATTTTAAAACTCCTGCTGCGCCGAGACTTCCCTAGGAACTAAATAATGCAAATTGAAGTAGCGACAGAAGAGCTAAGAAAATATAAAATATTCATTGGAACACCTATGTATGGTGGCCAGTGTGGTGGTTTATATACAAAATCAACAAACGATTTGAGTATGCTTTGTGCACAACATCAAATCCCACTTAAATATTATTTTTTATTTAACGAGAGTCTAGTACAAAGAGCTAGGAACTATATTGTAGACGAATTTATGAGAAGTGATTGTACTCACTTAATGTTTATTGACTCTGATATAGGTTTTAATCCTAAAGATGTACTAGCATTACTTGCGTTAAATATCCAAAACCCAGATGAATATGACATTGTAACTGGTCCTTATCCTAAGAAAACAATTGCTTGGGAAAAAGTTGCTAAGGCAGCTGAACAAGGACATGGTAAGGAAAATCCATTTAAACTAGAACAATTCACATCTGACTTTGTATTTAATCCTGTTAAAGGCACTAAATCATTTAAACTTGGGGAACCAGTTGAAGTGTCCGAGGCCGGAACAGGCTTTATGCTTATCGCAAAAAGTGCTCTGGAAAAATATCGCGACGCGTACCCAGAACTTAAATACAAACCCGATCACATCCGTACTGACAACTTTGACGGTGCGAGGGACATTACCGCATATTTCGATTGTGTTATTGACCCTGAATCCAAACGCTATCTTTCAGAGGATTATTTCTTCTGTCAAATGGCTCGTAAAGCAGATTTAAAAGTTTGGATGTGTCCCTGGATGCAAATCAATCATGTTGGTTCTTATATTTTTAGAGGTAACATGGGTTCGATTGGTCAATTAGGAGTGTCGGCAACTGCAGACAAAAACTCTAGCAGAAAAACGTACAAACCTATTGACAAATCATCTAAATAGGTATATAATACCACATGAAAATGAAAATAAACTTGGAGACTATATATTATGAAATTTTCTAATGAAACGCTGAACGTTTTAAAATCGTTTACAGCAATCAATAAGAGTATTCTATTGAGTGCAGGTAATACAATTAAAACTATTACGCCAGAAAAGACACTAATTGCAATCGCAGAAGTTCCAGATACAATGCCATCACAGGCTTGTGTTTACGACCTTTCACGATTCTTGTCAATTTTGTCTTTGTATAACGAACCCGATGTTGAATTTGGAGATAAATACTTTGTAATCTCTGAAGGAAAGCGTCGAACAAAATATGTCTACGCTGACATTTCAATGATACATACACCACCAGAAAAGGATATCACACTTCCTTCAACTGACGTGACTGTTAATGTATCTGAGGGAGATTTATCTTCCGTACTTAAAGCGGCAGGTGTATTACAATTCTCTGAGGTGGCTTTTGTAGGCGAAGGCGGCAAATGTTATCTCAAAGCTATCGACAGTTCCAATGAAAACGCAGATGACTTTGGCGTGGAAATTGGCGAGACTGCCGATAAATTTAATGTTATCATTAAAACCGATAACCTTAAATTACTACCTTTAGACTATCAGGTATCAATATGCTCAAAAGGCATATCCGAGTTTAAAGGAAAAGGTGTCACATACTATGTGGCGATAGATTCAAAGTCGACTTATAATAAAGGTGAATAATATGAACGAACCAGTGAATGGTAACTTCGGCCAACCAAATGGCCAACAAGAACAACCGGTGAGTATTACTCTCGGTGACCTCAGTACTCTATTACAGATTATTGATGTTTGTTCACAAAGAGGCGGGTTCCAAGGACAAGAACTTGCTGGTGTTGGTATGTTACGAAATAAAGTAGAAACATATCTAAGACAAAATGCTCCTCAACAACAACAGGATTCTTCTGTTGCTGAACAAGGTGTTGACGTCCAAATGCCAGCCGAAGGTGAATTGGCTGACAAGGTGATTTCTTAAATTACCGAACTTATCTCGAGAATAGGGGACCAAGGTTATGCCTAGTCCCCGCCCTCAATTTTTTATATTATGTTTTATGGTGATTAATTATGATAAATGCGAAAGCAAATGAAGTGTTATGGGTAGAAAAATACCGCCCACAACAAATCGCAGACACAATTCTGCCAGAACAAATGAAGGAAACATTCCGAAAATTTGTTGCTGATGGAAATATCCCAAATCTTTTATTGACTGGTGGACCAGGCGTAGGTAAAACAACTATTGCAAAGGCAATGCTCGATGAGCTTGGTTGTGATTACATCGTTAAAAATGGTTCCTTGAATGTCAATATCGATACCCTCCGATACGATATCTCTACGTTCGCCTCAGCTGTCTCGCTGACAGGCACGGGTCGTAAATATGTTATCTTTGATGAAGCAGACTATTTGAATGCAACTAGTGTTCAACCAGCCCTGCGTAATTTCATTGAGGAATATTCTTCCAATTGTGGATTTATATTTACTTGTAATTTCAAAAATCGTATCATCAGTCCCCTAAGATCTAGACTCTCAGAAGTTGATTTTAGTATTGAACAAACCGAAAGGCCAAAACTGGCAATGGATTTCTTTAAACGTACTCAGGAAATACTTTCCAACGAAAGTGTTGATTACGACAAACAGGTCCTAGCAAAAGTTATTGAAAAACACTTTCCAGATTTTCGTCGTGTATTAACAGAACTGCAATCGTATGCAGCATCAGGTAAAATTGATGAAGGTATCTTTGTTAATATTAAACAAGAATCTATTGACGCACTATTTAAATTCCTAAAGGATAAAAACTTTACTGAAATGCGTAAATGGGTTGCAAACAATTCAGACCAGGATATGAACGAAATGTTCAGACGCATCTATGACGCGGCATCCAAAAAGGTTGAATTTAGAACTCAAGCAGGTTTTATTGTGACTCTTGCCGATTATATGTACAAGGCAAACTTTGTCGCAGACCAAGAAATTAATATGGTTGCATTCCTCACAGAGGTAATGATTGAATCCGAGTTCGTATAATGTTAAAAACCAGATGTTTTAATTGTAATACTACGACAACAAAAAAGAAGGCGTGGACAGTGGAAATGAATACTGCTGAAGGTAAACATAAAGTTACATTATGTGAAACCTGTGGTAAGGAATTCGATTCACTATCCAAAGAATTAATAGAGGTGCTTGATGAAAGATCTTAGTCCGTTCGATTTTATGAATGCTGCTTCACACAGTAAAAAAGACATTATTGGTGAAAGTGATAATCCAGAACTTACAGAAAAACAATATAATGCTTTTATTGTAAATCGTGGCTTCACTTATTTTGAAGATACAATTCTTCATGCCAATGAAATGAATCAGAGACATGAACTCTTTCCAGGTGCTCAGTTTGAATATTATCGCAGTGTTTTAAGGAAACGCAAAAGATTTTCCAAATGGCATAAAGCCGAAAAGAATAATGATCTAGATGCAATACAAGAAGTTTACGAGTGTAATCGCACTGTAGCAAAAATGTATTTAAAAGTCCTTACTAAGGAACAATTGAAATCTGTACATGAACGACTCGTTATTGGTGGTTAAGGTTTAAAATCCTATAAATAGTTTTATTGGTTATTAGCCATAAAGATTATTAAAATAAAAAAGGTGAATATGTATCATGGACAACGAAGACATTTTTAGAGGTGTCGGCGTAGAGGTAGTTCTACCCACGCCAGACAGTTTCCTCAAAGTTAAAGAAACTCTTACCCGTATTGGAATCTCTTCTCGTAAAGAGAAGAAGTTATTTCAGTCTTGTCATATCCTTCATAAGAAGGGACGATATTCCATTCTTCATTTTAAAGAGCTGTTTATATTAGACGGCAAAGCAAATACATTTACTGACGAAGATTTGGCTAGAAGAAATACAATCGTGAACCTTTTAGAAGAATGGGAACTGGTTAAGATTACAGACAATTCTAAGACGACTGACCCGGTCGCATCACTCAATCAAATAAAAATTATTGCTTTTAAAGAAAAAGATGAATGGGAACTTGCAGTTAAATATAATATCGGCAAGAAATAGTTGACAATCGCACGAAAGTGTGTTATAATATAGGTATAGATTATGGAAATTTTTAAAACAAAAGACTATGCAGAGATGCCAGCTTTTCAAACGAAAGGTTCGGCGTGTTTTGACATAAAAGCAGCATTCGCAGTAGGTGATAGAATTAAAACCTGGAATGCGCTGAATAAAGAAATAATGGTTCCAGCCAAAAACTTTAGAGGTAAAGTTGGAATCCAAATCCCACCCCTAAGTAGAGCATTAATTCCGACAGGACTTATATTTGATGTGCCAGACAATCATGTGCTGGAAATGTTTGTACGCTCAAGTGTAGCGACAAAGAAAGGTTTAAACCTTTGTAATGGGGTCGGTGTAATTGATAGTGATTACGTAGAAGAGTCGTTTATCGCTCTATATAATATATCAGACAGTCTGGTAGTTATCGAGAGTGGCGAGAGATTAGCCCAATGTAGGCTATCAAAGGTTTTAAAGACCGAATTAACTGAGGTTGATACTAGACCTTCTCAGAAAACTGAGAGGAATGGTGGATTTGGCAGTACAGGAAAGAGTTAAAGTACTTGTCTCCAAACATTTTGGATTCGAGATTGCTTCATCATTTCG